GTCGAGCTGCTGAGCCATCGACCGGGCCCCGACACCGCCTCCGTACCAGCGTTCGCCGATCTCGTCATAGATGTACACGTCCGCCGATGACGAGCTCTCCTCGTCATCGGCGGCGCGCGCCTGGATCTTGAACCAGTCGCGTACAGGTGCGCTCGTCGTCATGCTGCAGCCTCCTCGGGCTCGGTCGATGGGATCCGGCTCACGTCCGGGCCGTCCCCGGCGAGCTCCGCGCCAGCACGACGGATAATCTCCCGTGCTTCTTCCTGCCGCAGTGGCGGCTTGTCCGTCGCGAGGTACACCTTCTGCGCCACCTCGGCGGCAGACCGTGCCACTTCCCGGCCCGCGGCGTCGTCGTCATCCGTCCCGACGAGGTCTTCGACCGGCAGGCCGTACTTGTCCCGCATGTACGCACGCAGCGGATCGTCGACCACAACCGCGCCGGCCTCGATCAGCGCCTTAATCGCTTCGGCGGTGACTTGCTGCTGCTCTCCGATCGCCGACGGAACCAGCCGAGGAGCCGGCTCCGTCGGTCCCCAGTTCTTGTCGACGAGGTCTTCGATCACGTGTTGGTTGAAGACCTCTGCGATGTGCTGCGCGACAGCGTTCAGCGAGTCGGTGAAGAAGTTCGCGAATGTCGACCCGAGCGCCCACGAACCCGTCTCGGTGCCGAGGTTCAGGAAATGCGCGAGTACCGCGCGCGCGATCTGCTCGTCGTAGTAGCGGATCGGACCGTCCGTGTCGGGCAGCTTCCCGTCGACACCGACGAACTTCAGCGTGGCGCCGTACGGCAGCGACACCCCCGCAGCGTCGCCGGCGCGAGCGTTCTTCGCGATCGCGAGCCCGTTCTTGATCTGCTCGTCGAGCCACTTCACAGCGTCTTCGAACGAGTCGGTCTCCGGCGGCTCCGCGCTGGTTACCACCGGCAGGCCGAGGCCGTTGCGCTCGGCGGTCAGCGCCTGGATGCGCAGCAGCCTGTCCTTGAGGACGAACATCTTGTACGCGGCGCGTAACAGCGACTCGCCGACCCAGTTCGCGCCCTCACGCTCGTTGACATACGCGACGAGCCGGTCCACGGGAATCCGCACGTCACGCTTGCCAGATGTGCCGTACTGCTGCACCGAAACAAGGCCACCGTCCCGCGCGACCTCGATGTCGGAGATCGTGCGCGGCGGCCGCCATGCGAGCTTCGCGAGATGCGTTTGCCCCGTCGACTGGTCATACACCTGCTCAAAAAAGCTGTGACCGTAGACGAGTTCGAGCAGCGCGAGCCTCAGGTGCTCCTTCATGGAGAACCGGCCCTTGGTGCGCAGCGGCGCGACGAACGCCCGCCCCTTCACGGGCACGCCGAGATCCTTCGCGACGTGCCCGATGACCTCATCCCGACACCCGGCGCCATCGAGCGTCCACTCCGTGCGCATGATCGGGAGAGTCACCGCCCGCAGCACAGACTTCACCTGCGGGTCTTCGCGACGCATCCGATCGAACACGTTGATCGATCGCGGCCATTGCAGGTCCGGGTTCTCCTCGTGCGTCTCCGCGACGAGCGACCCCCACGACAGCAGAGTCCCGTCCGTCTGATATCCGATCTCAGCCAACGGGATCTCCTCTGCGTCAGAAGTGGAGCGTGCGTAGATCCGCTTCGTCGTGTGTGACGTCGTCGCGCGTCAGGACTTGTGCGGCCGGCGGAGGAGGGGTGCGCTTCTTCGGCGACGCCTCGGACTTGAGCACGCCCCACAGCGCCCACGTCACCGCCTGCGCCTGGCTGACCGGCTTCGTCGGATCCGACTGCTCCCACGTCATGCCGGCACGCCCGATGTTGCGCGTCGTCGCCAACTCGAGCGACTTCGTCACCTCGGCCTGATCACGGTGCGGCACGAGGCCGGCGTTGACGTGCTCGATGAACAGGGTGTGCGCGGCGGCGATCTCGTCGAGGTTCATCGCGAGGTACTTGATGCCGGCGGCGTCCAGGGCGCCGATCACGGCGGCGGCGTTCTTCGCGTCGAGCACGACGAGCGCGTTGCCGTACTGCGCCTTGAGCTCCTTCAGCTTCGGCGCGATCCACCGTGTGCCGCTCTCGGTGTGCAGGTGCTCGACAGCGATCGAGTCGGAGTCGACTCGCACGGCGGCACCAATCGTGCCGTACCCGCCACCTCGGCCCAGCGCGAGCGACAGCACCACGCCGTCGCCGGCGACTGCGGCGTCGTCTCGGGCGTGCCGCTTCCACACCTCGATGTCGAGCTCGGACAGCTTCGCCGCGACCTCGGGGCGCCGGCTCGGCCAGATCGAGCAACGCTGACGAGCGAACGCCTCCGGGTTCGTCTGGCCCATGCGGTCCCAGGCGTCCTGCACGGTCTTCCATGCCAGCCGGATCCCGAGCCCCGGGTTCGCCTCCCGCCATGTCTGCGGGGAGCCGAGGTCGATCTTCGCGGCGGTGTCGGGATCATCCGACCCTTCCGGAGTGTGCTCGATCCATCCGGTGCGCTCCTGGCCACCGGCGCGGCCGCGATCGCGGATGCCCTCGAAGTACTCGCCGTCCTGGTCCTCCTTCGGGACCGTGCCGGTGAACAGCACCTGCAGGTTCGGGCTCGCGTCCGACGCCGGCAGCAGCGCCTCAAGGATGCTCAGCGGCGAGTGCTGCGCCTCGTCCACAATCAGCACGTCGAAGGAAATGCCCACGCCGGCCGCGCCCGTCCTGGTGAAGAAGACCAGGCGGTTGCCGTTCTTCAGCTCGATCGCCCAGTTGCCGTTCCCGGTCGAGATGCCGGTGACGCCCTGTGCCGTCTGCTTGCCACCGCCGACGAGCTCCGCGCGGAGACGCGGCGCGGCGAGGATCGTCCGCCGCGCGCGGCGGAACGCCTCACGCGCCGTGGGGCCTTCGTGGGCGGTGTGTCCGATCAGCTTCGGCGCGCCGTCCGCGCGCGGCCAGAGGAACAGGTGAGCCAGTTCGTACGGCAGCAGGATATTGCCCTTGCCCTGCTGCCGTGAGACGAGCACCCCGAACTCGGTCGCCGCCCACTGGCCGTCGGCGTCGATAGACGCGATCGCTTCGAGCGCGCCCTCCTGCCACGGGTCACACCGGATGTTCGCCAGGTCGGAGATGTCGAGGATGTCATCGATCAGCGAGTCGACACGACTAAGAGGCAGCGCCCTCACTCTGGGCTCTTGCAGCCCGAGCAGCACGGGCCTGGGCGAGTTGCTCGGCAAGGGTCAACTCCTTCGGCGGCTCCGCCGGACCGCGCGTCGCTTCGACCGCGGCCCGGAACTCACGCGCGATCGGCGCGACCCTCGTCGGATCCTTCTCCGCCACCGTCTTGAACGCGGTTCGCAGCGTCGAGACGATCAGCTCAAGGTCGTCCATGTCCGGCGGCTCGGGTGCCGGTGCCGGTGCCGGTGCCGCGTCGACCGGCGCGGTCGCAGGCGAGCGCCGACGGGCACGTTGCGCGTCGGCATGAGCTTCGCGGCACGCGTCGTCCACAACCTCGCCGTTTCGGAGGTGACGGCGGTACGCCGAGTCGGTCCCACAGGGGGCCTTGGGCCGTCCCATTCACCCCACCCCCCGAATTCCCCCACATTCGTCAAATTCACCCGCGGAGAGAGCCGCCAGGACCGCGCGGGAGACTGGCAGTGATCGGCCATCGCTGGATTTTCTGGCGATGGCGGGGCGGCGGTCAGGCTGAGGGGCAATTGCCCTTGCAGTGCGTCGGCCCTGCCTGGCATGGGCACGGGGCGCAGGTGTGCGCGGTGCTCGTCCTGGGTGACTCGGTGACAGTGGGGACAAGCTCGTCCGGCATCTGCTCGCACGTGATCGTCACGCCCGTCTCCGGGTGCACCCACGTGTGCCACATGGCGTCGTGCTCGAAGTCGGTGGGCTGCGCTCCCATGCACACGGGGCAGGAGCGGCCCCGTGTGCGGTCGAAGCGGAGGCGCTGCCACCATGTGCGGGGCGGTCGGTGCTCGACGCAGGCCGGGTCGGTGCGTCGGTGCCTCACGGTGCGTCCCTCGTGGCCCAGTGCCAGGGGTGCCCCTTCGGGATACGGAACCACCGCCGCCGTGTCGCGAGGCGCTTTCCGGTTCGTGTCCGCCGCATGAGCGCGCGTCCGTCGGGTCCGGGTACCGGCGTCGTGCCGACGAGGAACAGGCCAAGGACGCGATGGCACGGGTAGTCGGAGAGGATGCCCCGGCGCAACCCAGGCCCGTGCAGGTCGAGGGCGCCCGTGATCGCTTCCACCAGGGCGCCGTTGGCTTGGGTGTGGTCCACATGTGCGCGGAGCGCGAGGTTGCTCATGATGCCTCCCAGATCTCGACCGCGGCATGGTCGCTCTTACGGCTGTTACAGGACAGGTGCATCGGGACGAGTGGACCAAGGAGCTTCCCGCCATTGCCGAGCGCGGTGTCGTGGTCAGCCGTGAAGCTCATGCGGTGCGTTGACGGGAGCGTCGTATCGATCGGCTCCCCACATCCCCACCCGTGGGTAGATCCATACCCGCACGGCAGGTCCTCGATCTGAGTTCGCCGCTTCAGCGCGGCCTGCCGACGACGGTAGGCGCGGTGCCCCTTGCCGTCACGGACCGGGTGCGACCCCATCAGTTGAGGCCCCGCTCACCTTCGCACCGCTCCTCGCAGGCGAGGACTTCGGACCAGGAAGGGCACTCTGCGCCGCAGTACCCGCACGTCGGGCGCACACCAGGATCAGTCACGATGCCCCCTCGATGGTGAAGAGCTCCGGCCTGCTCGGCTCGCGCGTGCGAGAGTCTCGGCGAGGGCAGGCCGGGAAGAACGTGAGCCGGCCGCGTGGCGCGCACAGCACCCAGAAACGCGGAAAGGCCCCGGAATCTCTTCCAGGGCCAATTGTGGCTCACGCGTAAGCGTATCAGTTCACCGTGCAGAGGGATGCAGAGGGTCACCATCGGCGGGTCGCACTCCCGCATGCATCCGCTCCCGCATCCTCTTGTCCGCCTCCACCACGTCCGACTCCCGCACCCGACCCACCAGCACCGTGATCTCTCCCCGCTGCCGCCACGCCTTGATCGTGCGCACCGACTTCCCCACACGCTCAGCCGCCTCCGCGATCGACAACCACCTATCCGACATCTGCCCTCCACTCGATCGCCTCCACCATCTTGCGCATCTCCCGCCGATCCAGCTCGATGTACCGGCGGGTCGTCGACGGGGACGCATGACCGAGGAGCTCCTGCACCAGCAGCAGATCCGACTGGTGCGCGTACGCTCTCGTCGCACACCGGTGCCGCAGCGTGTGCATCGTCCACCCCTCCGGCAGGAGATCGCGGATCAGCGTCCCCACCGTCGCCGGCGCGAGATGCCCCCGACCCCACTGCCCCGGGAACGCGAACCCGCGAGGGAGGTCCTGGATCGTGCGGGCGATCGTGCCCGGCAACGGCACCAGCCGCTCACGATCCCCCTTCCCGTGCACAACCAGGGACCATCCGACGAGGTCGTCGAGGAGATCGTCGGTGTGCACCTGCGCGACCTCCGCGCGCCGCAGGCCCACCTCGGCGGCGAGGCGCAGCATGAGCGTCTCCCGCGGCGGCGCGGCCAACAGCGCCGCGCGGTACACGTGGTCGGGCGCCGGGCGAGGTCGAGGGGCTGCCGCCTTGATCCTCGGCAACGCCTCCGCCACCACCCTGTCGACACGCTCGGTCGCGACACCCCACCGCCAGAACGCGAGGAACGTCGCCCGCCGAGACCGGCGCGTCTCCCGCGCCCACTCCTGCCGGCCCGCGTACGCCGTGAGGTCCTCCTCCGACAGCTCCCACGGTCCCACCTCGACCCGGCGGGCGAGGTGCTCGAGATGCTCACGGCGAGCGCGGCACGTCGTCGGCGGCTTCCCGCCGGCCTTCTGGTGCTCCAGAAACGCGGCGATCACCACATCCCACTCCTCAGTCAGCACGGCCCCTCCTCTCGTCTCCGTCCGTGACGGCACGGCCGATCTCGAAGGTGTGCAGCCCCTCGTGCAGCGGCTCCCGGAAGCACCCCTCCGTCCGCTCTGGATTGACGGCCATGCAGAGCCCATGGCTGTCGAGGCAGCCGAGCGCGCCACACACGTCGCACGCCTCACACACGCGCATGGTCGCGTAGGGCGTGGGGATCACCGTGACGCTCACGACGATGGCCGTTCGTCGCTCGTCTCGATCAGGTGTGCCGAGCACGGCGGGTACTCCTCCGACGGCCACAAGTAGCGACCGCCCCAGAGGGGCCAATGCCTGGCGCACAGCGGGATATCCTCATCCCCGTCCACGTCTCGGTCACCCGTCGCATCCGCGACGCAGATGCGGCAGACCTCCACGGGAGTCTCGGTCACGCTCATCTCTCGCCCTTCCGCTTCTCGTCTTCCGCGGAGCACGCCTGGTTGTGCTCCGCGGCGTCCGTATCGGCCGCGCTGAAGAACGTTCGCGGCGGGCCTTCCCACCCGCAGTCGAAGCAACACCCCTGGTGGACACTTTCAACATGCGCGCTCATGCCTGCTCCTCTCGTCCCGAACCTCGCGCTTCACGGTCAGCACGTGGGTGCCGTTCGCGTGGGCCTGCACGCTGTCGAGGTATCGGTTCCCCGCGCACAGCACGAGGTAGTCGTCATCGAGCACGCGCTCCTCCAGCACCTCGCCCGTCCCCGGGTCACTCACCGTCACCTTGATCGGATCAGCCATCGGTCACCCTCCGGTTCTCGACATCCGCCTGCGTGATGCGCGTCAGGTAGCAGAGCGAGCAGCGGTCGAGTGGACGCTCCCGCATCGGTTTCCACTCGTGCTCGTGCTTGACCGCCACGACCTCGCGCCCTTGCAGGAAGTTGACCAGAAGGCCCCAGCACGGATCACAGAGCGGGGCTTCCTCGTCGGATCGCATCATGCCCCTGTCGTCATGTCGAATGGTCGCGCAGGCGACCCGGACGGACCTCCGGGTTGTGGTCTCGACCTTCTGCTGGACGATGCCCCAGAACGAGTAGCCGAGTATGTTGTCGATCGTCTCGACCGCCTCGCCGCATCGACGGCACTTCGCCTTGTCACTCATGACTGCCTCCGGTTCTCGACATCCGCCGACTTGTGCGCTCCGAACTCCACGCATCCACCGCAGTAGTCACGACCACCCGGCAGCTCGGTGCGTCCTCCCATCGCCCGAACATCGGCGCGCGCCTTGGTCGAGGTGTGCGACGCGGCGATCAGTCGCCCGCAGCCGTCACAGATGATCGCGCGCTCGATGCTCATCGCTCGCTCCGAATCTCGACATCTGCCGAAGGCTGAATCTCGAACCACCAGCTGTCGTCTTCCCACTCGACGCGGATGGGGTACGTCCCGAGCGGCAGCCCGCCGAAGTACTCCGCGTCGGTCGCGTTCTCGAAGACGTAGGCGAGGGCGCAGGTATCCGACTCGACCAGCCAATCACCGTCGCGGTAGTAGTGGTCCTTGCCGTGTCTCACGCGCTCGTCGCCGGGGTCGTACTCCGGGTTCATCGCCTGGCACGCCTGGCGCTTGCACCGCCGCAAGGTGGCACAGTCGGCACCGTGCGTGCCGCCGAACTCATACCCGTAGTCGTCGCTCTCCTCGTCGGGGAGTCGGGTGATTGTGACCGTGTGGCTCATGGCTGGCCCCTCCGAATCTCGTGCTTCGTCTCGGTCATTGGTTCTTCTCCCAGATATTGAAGGCGCGACGAAACTCCGGGGTATCGTCCTTGCCCTCCCGTGTGAGCCGGTCGAGATACTCGTCCAACTCGGCCTGCGAAAGCTCTTGCGGGTCAATGCGTTCGGCCATCGC